TGTTTCTGTCTTTTATGGATGTCCAGTGTCGGGTGTCGGGGAAGTGGGGGTAATATAAGTCCCCACTTCCTCCCCGACAGATACGTGACCAGTTTTTTTTTTGAAACCGGGTCGGGCCAGGTGCAGCCGGCTTAAGACCGGTGTTCTATTTCGGGCGAATTTGTCTATATAAGATTTGGATTGATTTGACAAAATAATTTGTTGCAGCATGGCACGATTTGGAATTTGCTTTACGTTTAACAACTACACACAGGAGACTCTGCTTGCAGCAAGGGGGGCCGTTGGTCAAGCTGGTATCAAATACATTTGTTGGGGATTGGAAGTGGGGGAGCAGGGCACACCCCATATGCAGGGGTACATTCAGGCCAACCAGGACAAGTACAAGCGACTAATGAAAGTCATTGGCGATTGCTGGATGGGAAAGCAGAAGGGTGACAGCAAGGAAGCTGTTGATTACACCAAGAAGGAGGGCGACTGGATTGAGTTCGGATCATACGAACACATTGAAGCACCGAAGGCGCGCCAAGGTCAGAGAGTTGACCATGACAATGTTAAGAAGTTGATTCAGGAGGGAAAGACATATCAGGAGATAGTTGACACAGATTTTGGATATGCTGCCAAGTATGGCAAGTTTATTAAGGAGCAGGTCGCCGTGCAGCGGATGGCCACTGGCAGGAACTCATTGCTCGCGGAATACGAGGGTGTATCATGGAAGCCATGGCAGCAGGATGTCCTCACTGTTGTGAGTCAGCCAGCGGATCGCAGGAAGATCCATTGGATTTGGGAGTCCAAGGGGAACGTGGGGAAGAGTTGGTTGGCGAAGTATATCATGCTGACGGACGATGCCATCTTGATGGAGAGCGGGAAGAAGGTCGACATGGCGTATATCTTTGCCCAGAAGCCGACCAAGATTGTTATGATCGATTTGTCGAGGACCTCGGCCCCTGTGGATGGGAAGGATTATTTGGGGGGAGTGTACTCCATCTGTGAGAACTTGAAGAATGGGTCATTGATGAGCACGAAGTACGACAGTCAGTGCATTGTTTACGATGTGCCACATGTGATTGTGTTTGCAAATTGGGAACCCGACTACACCAAGTGGAGCGAGGATCGTTACGATGTGACGAACCTGAATGGGTTGAGCTTCGCTCCCTAAACATCCTTGTAGTAAAGCTTGCCTTCATAGGCGATTGTAGCAACTTGGTCTGTCTCCAGAGTAGAGAATTGTTCATAGGGGATAGCCCACATGAGGATAGGATTGTTCACAATCTGAGATGAGTTGGTAGAGTCATACAGGATGTCCCGAGATTTCTTTGATTTGATCCAGAGACGGAAGACCTTAGTCTGTTCCTTGTTGCCACCATTACCTTCGCGACCGGCGAGTTGATTTCCGATACGATGAATTTTATCATAGAGGAATTTGATGCCGCGATCAGAGTCGGCGTTCATGAGCATTTTATTGCCATTAGTTCCGAGTTGGAGAGTCTTCTCGAAGGGGTCGACGTTGTCGAAGCGGGTGGTTACGGCATTGATAGCCTTAGGAACACGTGCGATGATGACGCGGATCATAGTGTTGGGGCGATCAACTTTGTTGGCCAGATAGACCTTGAGTGACATGCCGCGTGGAGTGATACGGTCACCGATGCGATTAGCAGAGCCGGTGCCCTTGGGGATATCGGCCCAAATGTTGAAGATTTGAGTGAAGCTAGCCATAGTAATTAAAGGAGGCGCAGCGTTGGAATTTCTTCCGATGTTGTGTTGCAGCTGGATATTCTCCTCCGCGAAGTGATACATCTTCGTTTCTACCTTCTTCATCAGAACTTGAGTAACACGAGCTTTGAAAGTTTTCTGAGTTCTCCGAGTGCGCTTCCCAAGACGAGTCGTCCTCTTCTTGAAGCGCCGGTTCGAGTACTTGCGTTTGTATGCCATGGTTCATAAAATATTTATTTTTTGTGTTTCTGTCTTTTATGGATGTCCAGTGTCGGGTGTCGGGGAAGTGGGGGTAATATAAGTCCCCACTTCCTCCCCGACAGATACGTGACCAGTTTTTTTTTTGAAACCGGGTCGGGCCAGG